AGAGCAATTGAGCCAATAGAAACAAATAAAAAAGCTATTATATTTTTTAATATGTTTGTTTTTTCAATTCTTTGTATAGTGTAGTTATAAAAAAAATCTTTTCTATTTATACTCATAAAATCCTGCAATTCTGTATAATTTAGATTAATTACTTTGTTTGTGTGTATGTTTACTATTTTAAAATTTTGCATAATTATTGTTTTTTATTATTAATATTATTATTTTTTTACGTTCTCTAAATATCCAAAAATATTTTGATTTTGTAATTTAGAAATTATAATCTCCATTTTTTGCTTAATGTTTTTATCTTCTTGGTCAATAATACATAAACTTAAATAATAAGCTATAATTTCTTTTTCTGATTTATTTAATTGCATTTGTTTAGTTTTTTAAATTAATACTTTGGTAAAATTACAGTTTTTTAACAATTAACAATAAAAAAAGTTAATTATTTTTAATTTATTTTTATGTCGATTTGTCAGTTAATTAATTGATATTTAAATAGTTACTAGATAAGACACTAGAAGAAAAGCACTAAAAATCTCTTGATCTTAGGCAGTTCCAACAGTTTCGCAACAGTTTCGCAGTTTCAAAGCAGTTTCGTAGCAGTTACAAAAATATTTTTTAAAATTTTGTAAAAAAAAAGAGTATAAATTAATATACTCTTTAATATTGCTCTGAATAGCTTTTTAATCGCTTATAAGATACTTTTGCTTATTAGCTGATAAAGATACTAAGTTATTGCAATTAATCATTCTAAACGCACCTTTTCGCATATCAAAGGCAGTTATAAGATTATGTTCAGATGGATCAAAGTTAAGTCCCACACCCTTAACACCTTTCTGCACTTGTAGTCTTGCAGTCATTAGTCTATGTGTACCATCTTTTTTTATAAACTCTACATTAAATATTTTACAATTGTTATCGTAAATTATTTTCTTGGCTTGATCTGTTGTTATTGTATTCATTTTTAGTTGTTTTTAGTTAGTTATTTATAAGAGATACCCCCTAGTACCCCCTACTACCCCATATACCCCCTAGCACCCCCCAAAGAGTATTGCTAGTATACATAAGAATGTTAAGGTAGTATCTGAGAAATTAGTTACTGGTAATTTGCCACTCATAATTATTCTTTTATTTTATTTAACAAAGCATTGCTGTATAAATCAAAAATATGATTAGACATATTTTGTTGTTGCAATAAATCATCTTCGTAATTATCATTTTTTGCTATCTGAAAATATAAGTTGTCAATATCTTCATCTGATATATTTATAAATTGATTAGTATAGTTTTGATATTCGTTAATTATCATTAACAAATCATCTTTTTTAAAGTTGTTCATAATTGTTTTTAGTTTTTAGTTAGTTATTATTTAGTATGATAAAGCCAATAATTTAATATTGTTTGCACTTCTTCAATATCTTTTTTAAACTCTTTATCTCTACCACTACATATTAAATTATCTATTATCTCGTTTACATGATAATCTAATTTAATAAAATCATCTTTTAAAAATTCATTATTTATTTCCATTTGTTTAATTGTTTTTAGTTAGTTTAAATTTATATAGTATTTTTTCAACAATATCAAAAGACAAATCATACATTTGTTGGTCATTTATACTTATATTGTCATTACATAGTTGTTCTCCTACAATTTCTTCTTTGATTATATTTACTAATTTTATTTTATAATTTTCATTATTAATTATATTTGTTTTCATTTGTTTAATTGTTTTTAGTTTAGTTATTATTTATTTATATAGTTTTTAAAAGCAAACTCAAATGCTTGTTTTCTATCTTCGTTTATTGGCTTGTTATTTTCTTGGATCTCATTAGTTTCTGTGCTATTAATAACACCACTTAAAAAACCAAAACCATAAGTTGCAATTGCTAATCCTACTGTTAATATAATATCCATTTTTATTTAATTTTAATTTTACTTATAAAAGGAAAAGTGGCTCAGGAATTAACCTGATCTTTGTTCTTCCACTTAACCTTTTTTTTATAATCCTTCAGCACATATTTAGTCATATCGTTGTTTACAGAAATATTTTTACTAAAATTATAATCCTCGTAAATTCTAGTAAATTTATTTTTTACTTCTTGCTTACCACTATATGCAAAATAGTCATTCAATTCTATTGTATTTTGTTTATACAATTTATCTAGTTCTTGTTGTTTTTTAAGCTCGGCAATCACGTTGCATCTCTTTAATTTCATCTCTTCTTAATTGATCGTATTCGTATTCTTCTATTGGCTCACAAATTTCTTCGCATGAGTTACAAACTATCTCTTCTGTAACTTCGTTCTCTTCTTTACATACGATACAATAAGTACCATTGTTTATAATCTCGTTTTTTGATCTATTACCACAAGCATAACAAAACTCGTTTATCTCTTCCATAGTATCGCCACAACAATTGCTTACCATGTCTATAAAATGTTGTTCGTAGTTGTACATATTTAATTGTTTTTAATTTGTATTCTTTCTGGAAATATTCTTACTATTTTGTTTTCTATGTTTTTAATTTCATAAAATAAAGTTTCATTTTCTATATATTCTTTTATAAAATAACATTCTTTAGATAATATTTCTTTTGTTTTATTATCTAAACCATCTGTATTTAAAACTTTTACTTTCTTCATGTTTAATTGTTTTTTTGACAAATATATAAAAAAATATTTAATAATCAACATAATGTTTATAAAAATGTTAATAAGACAGTATGTCAGAAAATATAAGTGTATGATAATAAGTGATTTAGGAAAATCGTGGTTAAAATGCCCTATGCAAAATACCTAGCAGTTTCACAGCAGTTTCACAGCAGTTTCATGTACCATTCTAAAGTTTCAATGCAGTCATCAAGACCTTTACAAACAACAGCATAGTACCCTTCGTTGTTTAGATCTTCTATCCATTCCTTCTGGTGTTTAGATGGGTAACATTTCTTATCTGCTTTGACTTCTATAAAGAGTCCTGAGTAATGTGAGTTAGTTTTTAGTATCTGCATATCAGGGAAACCCTTAACATAGCCAGTCTTTTTAGCGAGTATTGCCTGTTTCATAGATGTTCTTATACCACCTAAACTGGCACAGTATCTAAGAGTAGGGTATTGCAACTTAATGTATGTACAAAATGCTGACTGTACTGTTGCTTCTTTATTCATTGTAGGTTGTACCTTTGATTAGTTGGTACATGAGGGGTTGTGATACTTCGTATTTACGAGCAAGTGCTGAAACTGATATACCCCCCCTGTGGTACTCCCCCCTTATCCCCTCTGCTTCTTGGAGGGTAAACTTTCTTTTAGAATAACCACCACCTCTGTTATCCTTTCTATCTGATGTTCTTATTTTTCTTATCTTAGGCATAATTAAAATCTATCTGTTGTAAACCCATACTGATCTTCTACCTCAACATCTGTTATTGTTATTACTACTTTTTCTAATTTCTTTTTGTTTAAATAGCAGATGCGATTATGTATCTCTTCATCTTTCTCTATCGTTTTTATATTATCTGTTAATGCAAATGTATCTATAACACCATTCTTACCTTTACCTGCAGTACCTTTGTTTCTAATATTATATTTTACAAATACTCTAAAGATTGGCTTTTTCATTACGATTAATTTTTTCTAACTCAAATTCTAAATGAGCTATAGCTTTCTGCAAACAATCTACAGGAGTATCATGCTTGTGATAACTTCGTAAGATGTAAGTTGTTGCAGTAGCAAGGTGATATGGTAGGTCAAAATTATCACATACCATACGAGCTTCATAACCATTCTTACCTTTGTAGTAATTTGGTACTCTGTTATCAGACTTAGCATCCATTGATCTAGTACCAGTAGGAAACAACCCACCAGTCCTTGTTATGTGTTTTTCTTTTAAACCTAATTCTTCCTTACTCATTTTCATTTTAGGGTTTACTGTTGTTGATGTTGAGTTTCTATCCCACTCATAATAATATTTACTTTTTTCTGTCATTGTCTTTTTGTTTTTTGTTTAAATTTTTTAGTAATTGCTCGTTCTCATAGTAAGATAGTTTGTTGTCAATATAAACTTTAACTACACCACATATAAAAACTCCTATTAAAAAATAAATCATATTACAAACATAATATTTTTTTTTAAACTTAATTTTTTACAAAATATAGTTATTAAGAATTATTTGTTAATTGTTTTATAAATACTGGTGTTTTCTCTCCAACATAACTACCTGCTACATTGTAATAAAAATGCTCTATAGCATCTATCTCAGACATACCTTCATCTATTAAAACTTTTATACACAAAAATGTATCATAAATTGCTACTGGGTTCATGCCATCAGTAATTCCTATCAGAGCAGTTTCAAAACCATCTGCTAATAGACATTCATTATCTTGTAATTCTAATTGTAATTCTTCTCTATCCATTTGTTAATTGTTTTGGTTCTGGTCTATAATGTAATACTTTGCTAGGGTCAGCACCTTGATCTACTTTTGACC